GCCACTGACGGGGATATGAACTCCAGCTCTTGGTAGTACACTATATCCACTGAGACTCCAGAGCTAGGCTCAGGGCCGAACTCGAAGTTACCAGCTACTGTGTCGAATACCACGGGGCCACTGCCATCCCCTAACCGCTTTGACTTAACATTAGCGTAAGTATCACGGTACACGGGCCAAGCACAAGAGCCGTTATAAGCAACAACCTCTTTAACATCCAGCATAGCTGATGGTATGACTGACTGCCCTGATGTGATAGTAATACCACTGGATAGGACTTCCATAGGCGGCACACGTACATCCCTCTGTATTCTACGCTGTGCTAGTGTAATGAAGTCCTCTGTGTTATCTGTAATACTGGAAGCGCCTATACGGTTAAGCCACTTATCAACGGCTATAACCATTTCACTGTAATTACTTAGTGCCACTTGTCGGCCTCCAGAGCTTAGCTGAATTAGTCTTAAGGTACGGATAGTCCCGTTCTATGATCTGCTCTAGGCGTTTCTTCTCAGAAGGATCATCACTGAAGCAGTCAAGATTGTGCTTAGTCAAAAGCTCATGCTGTATCAGGGGGTGTAGACTCGCTACCTTGTGGAACTTCTGCTTTGACTTAAAGCCAACATTGTAATTAGCCTCTGCTTTGCAGTTATCAATCAAAGCTGTAAGGTCAGCTGAGCGTTCACAGACAACATTACCATCATTATCAAAGTACCACTTCTTGGTTTCACCTGACCACGGATCGTACTCTGTTTCTCTTAACTGCATTATTCAATATCCGCTAGTAATGAGTTCCAACCACAAGAAAAGGGGGCAGTCGCCCACCCCCTATCTATTTACGCAGTAGTCAAATCAGCTACAATACCACTTGATGCTTCATTACGAGCTTCAAGAGTGTACTCTACCAAGCACTGCTTACGTTCAGCATCACCAACTGGTGCAATATCTTTAGTCTGCATATTACGCAGATAAGCTACTGCCCACTTGTCTTTCTTGTACACGAGCGCGTCGCGTGAACGAGAGTAACGGCTAGGGATAATCTTAAGATCACCGAAGTCACTCTTGTACACGTCAGCTGCTGATACAATGCTACCAGCTGCTACGTTATGGTCAGTAGTGGTTGCACGACCAACGAATGCGTTCATTGCACGTTTGTTGAAAGAACCAAGCAGAATGGTATCAGCCATCTCGCCTGAGTTAGTGAAGATGGAGTCAATAACTGTCTCCAAAAGACCTTCAGTGAAAGCACGTTGAGTACCGTCAGTACGCGCGTTATCACCTGTACCATCAGTAGGATCAGCACCGCCAGTGGCGTTGAAGCTCGTGTTGGTTACAATGTAGGCTTGCATACTAGCCGCTTCACGGGCTACAGAAGTAGAACCTACAACTTTAGCGTTGTTCAGCCCTACCATTGCGTGTTCCATATCTCGTTTCAGCTCAACACCACGCTTCAGAATCTGATAAGTCATTTCCTTATCACGACCTGCACGATCCGTTGCTTCAAGAGTGCCTGAGATTTGGGCGGTCTTCTGACCAATCTGTAAACGGTTGTTCAAACGAACTGTTGCGGCAGCAGCTGCAAAGGTTGCGTCAGCACCCTCAATAGCTTTGTTATCCGATACAGCAGCGTAAGTGTCGGTTTGCCATTCGTGTAACGTGGACTTAGCAGTGGTCTTTGGGGCCATGCTCAAGAACGCGGTATCCGATGGATCGACGTTATAAATGACATTCGCGAGGTCTTCGCGGATGCCGACTTGATCGTATGTATCTGTGCTTGTAGTACTCATAGTAAATTCCTAGTGTAGCCTAACTCTTCATCATGTGTTCAAGTGCTTCATCTACTGAAATACCACCTGGACGATTTAGAGCTTTGTTGGCAGCTTTGGCTTGCCGGGCTTTAGCAGTTGTTTTGCTAGTTGAACCCTTAGCCTTCATTGATTTCTTGACAGTGCCAGCTTTTGCCTTACCTGTCGCTAGTTTGCTTTTGCTTTGGTTGTATCTATACGCATCAACCAGTGCTTGTATTTGACGACTATCATAGATACTAAGTAGCTCATCCTCAGAGAACCCGTAACTCTCAGTAGCGAAGTTCTTTGCTTCAGATAGTAACGTGTTACCTTTCTCAGACAGTTCAGGAATAGCTAACATCAGCTTTTCCATCTCCTCTGTACGAACCCCTTGAGCGTATTCCATAGTCTCAGCGGTTAGCTCTGCACTCATCTTCTCCTCACGTTCCCGAGCTTGGCCGTAAGACAACTTAGCTGCCTCGAACTCCTGCCGTTTCTCGTCGAACGAATAAGGATCATCTTTCTGCAATGCTTCCCAATCGATACCCATGAACTTGCCAAGTTGTTCGCTGCTAGCGGCTTTCATCTCAGCAATACCATCCAAGTACTGGGATTTAGCGTCCAAGTACGATTCTGACTGTGCTTTGAGTGCTTTACGCTCAGCGGCTACTTCTTGGGTTACCTTAGTGAATTGGCGTTGGCGTAGGTAGCCTTTCTTAGCCTCCTCTACGTTCTTAACCTTGAACTCACCTTGGTCATCCTCTATTGAAAACAGGAAGTCATCGTCCTCTTCCTCATCCGTGTCATCACCCTCTTCCTCGTCGTCTTCATCCTCAGTTTGCTCATCAGAGTCATCGGATTCAGCTTCCTCAGCTTCGGTTTCGTCATCGACTACGCTATCATCCTCAAGCGTTTCTTCATCGGTTGTAGTGGCTACACTGTCCGATTCACTATCTCCCTTAGTCATAAAGTCTAAGGCTTCCTCGATTCCAGAAAAGACTGGTTGATCGTTGGTATCCATTTTCACGCTCCCGTATAGATTGGTTCAGGTGCAAATAAAGGTTCTTCGACCTCTGGTACACTTGACAGCTTATTGACCATTAAGATAATTAACTGTTGTACGTCCCGGTAAGGTAGCTTAGATAGCTCCTCCAGGATTGCTAGACTTTCATCTCTTGTTAACTCAATCATGTAACCTTCTTGCCTCTGAAGCCCAGCCCTCTAGTTTAGTGTTAATTGTCTTAATAACCCTTAGTTGTCGAATGATCGACATGACTTGCTCTGCGCTATCCGTTGGTATATTGTCCAAGGCAGTGTGCAAGCACTGATATACATCTTCCATACAAAGTCTGTATACCTCTTCTCCGAGTAATACAGCAGCTCGGTTACCCCTATCGATCTTTTGCGCATCAGTGAGTAGTAACTCCGTCTTGTTCATGTTCATCTCCTATTGATTCAATGGTCATGCTTGCGAAAGCACACATTGAACTCGCAGCCCGTATCTTATCTTCTTCATACCCAACTAGGCTTACAGTAGTAATATCTTCCTCTTCCTCTAGTACAGCCATGAAGTAGACTAATGTCCCGTCTTGTATGCAGGACTTAGCTTTCTTGTAAATACCATCTAGTTCTTCAAGTGCGCTGGTTACGTTATCTTGCTTGATATTAACTACATCGCCCATGTTAACTCCTTAGTCGCTTCCTACTTTAACCGCCCTGTTCTGTGTAGCTTCCAGCTGTAACTCAGCGATCTTGAACTCGTTCTCATCAAGGTGCTGTTGCTTCTTGAACTCTAGCTCTTGTGCATCAAGCTCTAAGCGTTGAGCTTTAAGCTGTAACTCCATGTCAGCTTGCTCTGCTTTCTTCTGCTCCATCTGCACTTGTGCTTGTAGTGCTTGTTCTTCTACGCTTGGCCCTTCATCTGTGTCGTCGGACTCAGGTTGTGTAAAGAATAGATTACCATCCTTACGGCCAGCTACTCTGGTTTTCTCCATAGCAAGGTTCCACACGTTGCTAGGTTTAACGATAGTACCTAAGCCACCCGCGGATACGATAGTCTGCATAGTCTGCTCTATCTGCTGCATCTGCATGAGCTGCTGGTTCTTACTGCCGTTACCAATACCTACAGTAACATTCATGTCATTACGTGAACGCCACTCTTCTGGGTTAATAGCAATGAACTCACCGTTGTTGTTACGAATCTTCTTCTCTGGCTTCTCATGGGCTAAGCCAAGACGGTGGATGCCTAGCATCAAGTCCTTAAGTCCTGTCTCAGCGAACACACGAGCGATAAGCTCTAGCTTCTGCTCAGCTGAGGACATTACTAGCTCAGCGGTACTAGCTGCTGTGTTAGAGTTAAACATCTTAGGATCAAGACCCTGTCCACGCTCCGAGACACCCGATCTGCGCTCTGCTAGACTATCGGCATACCCTAGTACCTCGAACGCTGATCTGTCCAGCTGAGGCGTTGCTAGGGACTCTACAGCCCCTTGGAAGTTCATTCGTACAATACCAGCAGGTGAGCTAGACATTAGATCGTCAAGATTAACCTGGCCATCTACTACTGCGTACCTACCGTTGTTAGTTCTTTCTTGGTTATCAAGCAGATTACGGATAACCTTGGACTTCAGTAACTGAATATCCATGATAGGGTCAATCGGCGTTGAACCAACATGACGATGCGGTACGATAATAGGTGACCAAGAGTAAAAGCCGGACTCAGGAACCTCTTCTTCATGGATTACGGTGTCCCCAATACGGAATACCTGCCATAATTCATCAATACCATCATCATTACGATCAATTCTTAAGTATTCTTCACGGAATTGAACTTTCCGGCTAGAGCCTAACTCAAACCCAGCCCCGTAGGACTCAATAACTACATCATCGTTACGATCTTGGCGTATTGAGCTGTAATCAACATCTGAACCAGCGTCTTCTACGTCATCATCAACATCGAAGCCCATAGCCCTGATCTCAGAGATAGTCCTCATTGATACTTGTGCTACATAACGGGCTGATTCAATACAAGTGTCCCCTTCAGAGATTCTCATCTCCTCAGGTGGTACATTAGTGATAACAGTCCTGTCTTCGCCCTTAACCTCTGTGATCTTGAGGGTGCTTAGTTCCTCATCTTCTTGGAATAGCTCAACTGAACCCTCGAAGTCGTCGCCTAGACCAGCTAGCATCATAGCTATCTGTTCTTCTGTCTGGTGTTCGTACTCTTTGGACTCAGGGGATGCTGATTCTCTAGTGGCCTTAACGTAGCCGACCTTGTTCATCAGACCATCTTTGATCCAAGAGTAACCTATCTTGAAACCGGGGTTAGCACGATAGAAGACCCAGTTAACGTACTCAGTCTCTTGCTGCGCTGCTTGAATATCATCTTCATCTTCGGGGTCAAAGATCACGGCTTTATCAGAGCTGAAGAATATCTTAACTAGATAAGGCATGATTGACTCAACAGTCTCGTACACTTCGCGTGTAACGAATTGAGAGCGGCCTTCTACTTCATTACCGTACTTGTCGCCATGGTAGTAATCGTTCAGCTTCTCTATACGCTCTGCTAGGATGCCATCATGCGCCCCAGTAGCTGCGTCAGCTTCTTCCTGTAACCTTGAGAGTAATTCCTCATCAGTCATTATACAATTCCCCTTGACATTACAGGTAGTTTAACACCAGCGTATCTGTTATTAGCGTCTGACTCCACTTGAGTCTTAGCGTACAAGTGCCTTGATTGGAAGGCGTACCGTAGGGCTGACATAAGATCATCATCTATAGCGTAAATAACACCATCAACCCTGTGGTACTGGTTCTTCTCTTCTATCGTCATAGCGCAAGTATTGAATATCTTGAACTGTGAGTTCTGCATAGCTTGGTGCAGTGCATTAATACCCGGTTCTATCTTAATATCGCCTTTACCTTTAGAACCCGGAGCTGGTGGGTTCCTGAAGTGGTCTATAGTCATGTTCAGACCTTGCGATCTGTACTGATCCGCTAAGGTTAGCCCTGATCCTTTCTCGTGTGACATACCATCGTGAGGCCATACACAAGGTATCCACTGCCCTCTGGCTTTAATAGCAGGGGCGTGCTGCTGTGCTGTTAACCTGTTCTGGCGGTACTCAGCGTATTGATACACTGTATCTGAGTCCCTGTCCCAAGCTAGCCACACCGCAGCTGTAGGGTGTTCCCACCCGAAATCAATACCACATATCTTAGGCCAATGCGCCGGTATCTCGAATGGCTCTACTAGCACATCATCATCAGGAACCATGAACACTGGCCCTGAGCCGAATATAGGCTTACCTGTACTTCTCATTAATGCTTCAGCTGGGCTGTACTGGCTTAGCAGTTGCTCCTTGCGATCTTTATCAAGGTGCGGGGCATCATCCCATGTAGCTGACAGCAAGTACTGCCCTTTCTGTATATCATGCAGGAACTGATGAATAACCTTCGTCATGCCCTCTTCTGGCGTAAAGGTCATCATTACTATCCCAGCAGTGGCAACCGTCCGTGTAATGCACTGAGTATAAATACCGGCAGCGGGCTGTTCATCAAGCCATATCCAATCCATAGGTCGCCCCATGAACTTAGTCTCGCCTTGC